TTTTTGCCCGGCGGCCAGCGCCCGGCGGCCAGCGCCCGGCGGCCAGCGCCCGGCGGCCAGCGCCCGCCAGCCCGGCCAGCGCCCGGCGGCCAGCGCCCGCCAGCCCGGCCAGCGCCCGGCGGCCAGCGGCCAGCGCCCGGCGGCCAGCGGCCAGCGCCCGGCGCCCGGCGCCTGGTATCGGGCGTTCGGGCGTTCGGGCGTTCGGGCGTTCGGGCGTTCGGGCGTTCGGGCGTTCGGGCCTTCGGGCCTTCGGGCGTTCGGGCGTTCGGGCGTTCGGTAATCGTCAAACAATCGTTGACAAGTCTTCGGCGCCTTCGGTATTGTCGCACCTGTCATCAACTACGGGACGCTACAATGCTCAAAACGCGCGAATGGACTGACATCGGGGCGACTGCCCCGCTGGACGCTAGCCCGGACGATCCGGGCATCATCTGGGTGGCGATGGCCGCCCTGCTGGCAGATGGCTGCGTCGCCGTCAACGTCGCGTGGCGTTCGGCTGATGCCGCCCACGGCGGCAAGGTGTTGACCAGCCGCCACTGCGCTGACGAGGCGCAGGCGCGCGCCTGGGCGGCGCAGATGCTGTCGGAGCTGTCGGCATGACCCGGTTCTACTGGAAGTGGGACGGCGAACAACAATTAGAAAACGCGAGCATGACCCGCTCGCGCGCGGCGGCGATGCTGCGCGCCTGGCGAGCCGACCCGGACATTCGGATCACGCGCATCGACCGCCGCACCTATCGGGGCGAAACGGAAGGCGCCGGCCGCGTCGGCTGGACGATGGTGATCCGGTGAACTGGGACGGCTCTCAGACTGGCTGGGACGGGCGCTGGTATCAGCACCCGTTGACCGGGCTCCCCAGCACTCGCGACGAATGCTGGGACTTCACACGCGAGGTAAACCTTGCCGACATCGGCGAGGCTCAGGCGCTGGTGTTCAACCCGGTCGAAGGCGACTTCGAGCTAGCCTGACCGCCATCAGCCGGTGAGCTAGGGGCCCCTTCGGGCCCCTTTTTTTTTATCCCGTCACCGCCCGCAGTCCAGGCACCGTCGGGGCTTCGGTCATTCGGCGCAGGTCGGACTTGCTCAGGTCGGCAAGCTGCGGCGCGCAGTAGATCTGCTTTTTGGTCGGATGCTCCCGCGACGATACGGCGCCGCAATCGAGCCACCCGCATTCGGCTAGCGCGTGAAGAAGCGCCGCCTTCGGTATTCGGACCCCCGCCAAATTCCCGGCCTGAATGCGCGAGCATAGCGTCGAAAATGGCGACGCGATGACGCCCGTAGCGAACTCGCCGACCCGGTTTTCGATCATGTCGATCAGCAGCTCTTCGGCCGGCGAACGACCATCGGATACCAGCGTCTCCCAATACCTGGTGCGTATCGGCGCGGCGCCGGCGTTGAACCGGGACACGTCGCGCGACCACAGCAGGGCGGCCACGGCGTCGTAGCCGCCGCTCTCGTACCATGACCACAGCAGTTCGGCGTCGGCCGGATCCATCCGACCGCCGGCGCACTTCAAGGCCAGCCATCGGCGGTCGGACGAATCAATCACCAGCGGCACCTGTTCGTTCGAGTACGCGATAACCAGCATCCGGTTGATGGCATCGTACGGCCGCAAGCCCTTTCGGTTGACCGACAGGTATTCGGGCGGCGCGGCCAGCAGCGGCTTCAGCTTATTCGCCAGCGCACGCCTGGCATTGGCGTCGGAGTCCCGCAATTCGTTCAGCACCAGCACCTCGCATTCGAGGTGATACCCAAACTGACCGTTGAGTTCATCGCCCTGCACCAGCCCTCGGTTGCGCTGATGCGGGCCGCACACGGCTCGCAGGAAAGGCGCCATCAACGAATCCTTGCCGCAGCCGGCGTGACCGGACAGCAGCACGCCGTGGTTGATTTTGGTATCGGGGCGCTGGAGCTTGAACGCCAGCACGTCCAGCAACGCCTCGCGTTCGGCCGCATCGGGCAGCAGCGACTCTAGATGCGCCAGCCACATGCCGGCCGACCCGGCGCCTGACGGCGCAGGCGTTCGGGCGTCCTGCCACCGGTTGCCCAGCGCGTCGCCATCGCGCTCGACCAGCGCCGGCAGGCCGGGCGCGTAGGTGATGCCGGCCAGCACCCGACCGCCCCGATCATGGCGCCACTCGTCGAACCACTTCGACGCCGAAGCTACTGGATTTTTGCCGTGTCTGCTCCGGCAGGACAGCCCGGCGTACAGCGCGTTGAACGCCGCCCGCGAGATCTCGGTACGGTCGTCAAGGTTAAAATATCCATCGTCCGACACGACATAGGCCCAGTGTCGGTGCAGGTCGTCGCGCTCAATCCGGCTATGCTCTCGCGCCTGTACCGACGCCAGCGCCTCGGCGCCGGCTTCGGCCATCGGCACGTTCTGCGGCAACTTGGCGAGCGCCGCGGACATCGTCGCGGCCAGCAGTTCGTCACGCAGGCCGGGCTCACGTTGCGGGCCTCCCTGCGCCGCGACCCAGTCCAGAAACGTCCGCGAGTCGAGGTCAACGCAGTGCCCGTGCAGGCAGCAGTACGCCCGGTTGGCCGGCGAGTACCGGCCCTCCGGGTTGCCGTCGGTGTGCTCGGCCGCATTCGGGCACATGACCCCAGCCCAGCCCTCGGCGTTCGGGCGCGAGGCCACCAGCCCCTGCTCCAGCAGCCACGACCAGACATCATCGGCGCCGTCGTCGGCCAGCCCGGCCACGGGCGACCAGCTGGTGCGGGCCTCGTCGGGCGACGCCGGAGCGATGCCGAAGGCGTCACACAGCGCGAGGTAGCTGTACTGCCGCTCGGGGTGGAACTCAACCAGCCGAGCGGCGAAGTTGCCGCGCTTCAGGTTGATCGAACCAGGCAGTCGGAAGTTTCGGACCAGCCCGCCAGCGCCGGGGTCGGTGTACCCAAGCTCCGCCAAATTTTTGACGGTCGCCACGAACTGCGCCCCGGTCGGCACGCCGTCTTCGGTGAAGGCGTAGCCGTACTGGAAGTTGTCGGGCGACGACTCGATGATCCAAGTCGGCGGCACTGGCGGCACCTTCGACTTCGTGCCGACATCGTCCAGCATCATCACCAGCGGGTATTCCACGCACCGCGCCTGCGCGACCGGGCGCCCCTCGGGGAAGCGGTCAATGATGAACGACCCCGTGTTGCCGAACACCGACCATGACGGGTCTACCCTGGCGCTCGGCAGCAGCGGGATGTAAGTGCATTTCGGGCTGCCGTCGGCATGGAACGCCGGCGGTCGGACAGGCTTCTGGCGCAACACCAGCGCGGTTTCGCCCTCCGGGGCGAGGCTTGCGTACCATTCTACAAAACGGGCATAATCGCTCACGTCGATCCTCCTCTTGGTTTAGATTGCCCCGGCCTCACACGCCGGGGTTTTTTTTACTTCCCGAACCGCAGCAACACCTTCGCCCTCGCGACCAGCGGCAGGCCCTTGGCCCAATCGGGCGCGGTCTGCATGACGGACTCCAGCCGCCGGGCGGCGGCCTCGGCTTCATACTCGGGGACTTCCAGCACGATTTCGTCGTGAACGTGCAGGACCACATGCTCCAGCACCCGCAGCGCCTCGCGCAGCAGGTCGTGCGCGGTGGCCTGTACAACATTCTCGCACGCAAGCCCACTCCAGAGCCGGGCGCGGGGCCATTCTGTGGCGTCTGCCTTAGGCTTCCAACTGGCCTTGGCGTAGGTTAGACCTTCGTCGGCGAGTTTGGCAAACGGGTAGCACAGCACCCGGCCGCTCGGCAGCATGTACCAGAGGTGCTTGCGGTCGAACAGGTAGGTCACCCGGCCGGCGGTCTGCTCCTCACCCGGCCGCCGCATGGCGGTCAGGTAGGCGTTCTCAAGCTGCCGCCAGAAGACCGGCGCCCAGGGGTTCGCGCGGCGCCACGCCGCGACGATGCGCTTCGGCTGGTCAACGGTCACGCCGTAGCCCCTGGCCATCGCGTCGAACGCCCCAACGCCCCCGGCGAATCCGAGCGCGAGTTCCTGCACCTTGCCGACCTGCCGACGCTGCACAGCCTCGGGGTCTTCAGCCTGCACGGCAGCGGCCAGCGCGCCATACGCGCCGCCAAACGTGGCCGCCGCGTTGACGATGTAGGGGTCGCGGCCAGACCGGAACACATCCAGCTTTTCCTCGCCGTCGGGTGACTGCGCCAGCCACGGGTTGACCCGGCCTTCAATAGCTGACCAGTCGGCACCGACGAAGACGTAGCCCGGCTGCGGGATGAACGCCGGCCTGAGCATTGACTTGAGCGCGTCGGTCACCCGGACGCCATGCGCCGGCACCAGCGTGTGCCCGCGCACGATGGCCTGTCGCAGGCCCACCGGGTCCTTGGCGACCTTGCGGGGCAGGTTGTGGACCTGCGCCCCATACGACGCCGCGCGGCCCGTGGCGGCGCCGCCGGCGAAGACGAACGCACCCCGCAAACGGCTGTCCTCCTCATCGGCCAGCGCGGCGATGCGGAGGAATTTCGCGACGCTGGACGACCAGAGGTCGTCGGCGCACTGGACGACCTCGCGCACGTCCGGGTCGAGATCATCGCAGGCCAGCAGGTTCGCCCGGACTGATTTGTCGATGCTGGCTTTGCCGTTGACATCGGTCAGGGCAAGCTGCTCGGGGGTCAGGCGGTCCAACACCCACTCGCGCATGTTGGGCGAGCGTACCGACGACACCTGGCCTTTGGTGACCTCCCAGACGGTGTTGGCGATGTCCATTGATTCTTGGTCGGCGTACTTGGTCGCGGCTCGGGCCAGCGCCACGTCCACCAGCACGCCCCGGTCGTTGATCCGCTCGTTCGCGTGGTAGTCGGCCAACTCGGTCGGCGACAGCGGGCGCAGCAGCTTGCTGACCTCGCGCATTGCGCGCACGTCCTGCGCGCAGTACGCGAACAGGTCGGCGAGGTCTTGCTCGGTGTGCCGGAAGGGCGGCACGCAGCACTTGCGGATCAAAGCGGCGCCCTTGTGGTCTTTCTTCATCGACGCGCCCATGAAGCGCCCGATATCTTCCAGCGACCCTGGCGCGCAGTTTGCACGGGCCTGCGCCGCCGTGCAGACAAACTGCTCCAGCTTGTGGTCGGTCTGGAGAACGTACCAGAGGATGAGGCGTTCAAACGTCGCGTTGTGGGCGTGGATGGGGCCGGTATGACGCAGCACGTCCGGCGGGAACGGCTGGTCGGGCGTCCACGTCAGCACATCGCCGTCGTCGAGGGCGTAGCACATGCACAGCACCTCGGTCGAACGGTGCATGGCGTAGTTGTAAACGCCTGCGTCGGTGAGGTTGCACTCGCTGCGGGTTTCAAAATCGATATAAAGAGGCATAGAAAAAAAACGGGGCCTTTCGGCCCCGTTCCCCATCAGGTTGAGGTGGCTAGGCGCGGCGGCGGCGGCCCGTGTCGGCCGGCGGCGGAACGTCTTCCGGCTCGGCGTCCGGGCCGTCCAGCGACATCCAGCCCGTCACCTCAAAGACCGGCGTGAAGATGCGACCGTAGCTCTTGTGCTGGTAGTGGTCCTTCTTAAGGCGCACGACCGGCACGGGCTTGGTCTGGTCTTTGTCCACCTGATGCGCGATGGCAATCGCCAGTTCCTGCACCGCCTTCTTACCCCCGACGCTGGTCACGGTGTACCGGCACTCCAGCCCTTCGTCAGCGCCGGACAGGCACTGCAACGAAAAGCCGATCTGCTTTTCCCAACCGCGCTGCGACCCCGCCGGGGCCGCGCCAACCTCAGGCAGCGGCTCGCTGACCGGCACCATCGTCTCGCCCAGCGGCTGGCCATCGCCCCACGCGATGTAGCCGTGGAGGAAGCTGAACGGATTGACCGCCCAAGTGCTGTCGGACTCGACCTCGGTCTGGTCGGCGCCGAACACCCAGTGGCCGGCGCGGTCCATCTTCAAGATGGCGACACCTTCCAGCCCCGCACCCGTGTCAAGGGTCTTGAGGGTGGTGCTGAGCGACTTGACGGACTCCACGGACGGCAGGCCAGCGCCTGCGAACTTAACAAGATTGGACATGACTGTCTCCTACTGAAGTTTACTGAGGGCCGCAGTCAGCTGCTGCCCGATAAGCACAACCGGCGGGCGGGCATCTGCCTCGTCTGCCAGGGTGTGACCGGAACTGATGGCGGTGATGATGCCGTCGGGCATGGCGGTCTTGGTCTTCTTCAAGACTTTCTCCACCTGCGCCGGCGACCGCAGTTCAGTCACCATCAGTTCTGATTCGTCTACGCCGGCGGCGGTCAGCGCGGCGATTGCCGCCGCTTCGTCCGTCCACTGGCGGGTCGCCCGCTTGGCGACCAGCTTGTATCCGGGCACGGTAGCACCGGACTCAAGGCGTTGTAAAGCAAATTCGCGCACGCCTTTGATCCAATCGTCCAGCATGTCGGCCATTCGCAGGTGAGCCCCCAACTGGCGCGGGTCAATGGCGTCCAACTGCACCTTCAGCGCACGCTCGGCGGCGCCGGTCATGGCCGGGCAGATGGCCTTGGCGGGGCAGAACTTGCACCACTCGCCGGCCACGACCGGCGCCGCGCGGTCCTCGCTGGCCTTGACGGCGGACCGCAACTGACGCTCAAAGGCCAGCAGACGGGGCACGCTGACCTCCCAGCGCTTCAGCGACGGCGGCTGGATGATGACGACCTCGATGCGGTCGGCGCCTTCAAACACCCAACGGGTCTTGTCGCCGCGCAGGGCAGCGGCGGCGTAGAACAAAAGCTGTTCGTTGTCCACCGCTTCGACCGGCACACCGTCGCCGAACTTCCAATCGATCACATAGGCCGACTTGCCGACGCGCAGCAGCAGATCGCACGACCCAAACGCGCCCGGAATGAAATCCCCGAAATCGACCTGCGCCTCGGTCATGAATTCACCGTCCTTGAACGGGTCGAGGTCGTCCAGCAGCGCCAGGGCCGGCGCCAGCTTGGTGTTGACCAAGTCCTCGGTCAGCGTGATGCCGTTGTACTGGGTGACGCCGACCAGCGACATCGGCGCCGCGCCGGTCTCAAGGCACTCGGCGATGGCGTTGTGCAGGAGCGTGCCTTCGTCAGCGTACTTGGACGACGGCGCCGGCGGCACCGACGCGACCAGCGCCGCGCTGCCGGGGCAGTTGATAAGACGTTTGGCGGTAGAGCCGCCGACCACTGAACTGTGCTTCACGGGAACCTCACTTGATTGATTGCAGGCGAACTGTATCGGAATCACAAACTAGTTGACAAGTCCCCCAGCGAAAGATTTACGATTGACCCCGCAACAACAACAGGAGAGTGGACGATGTCTTTCTACGGTGACTTCAAGGCCCAGCATTTTGGGACCCCGATGACCGACGCGGAATGGCGCGTTGAGCTGATGGACTGGGTGGCGCGCCACCCGACGGAAGCGGGCGAGGAACTGGCGCAGCACATGGATGATGACCTCGTCGCCAAGCTGGTGTCGGCGCCGGAGGAATTCGCGCGGGATTGCGTGGAGATCCTCAAGTCTCACATCATCGTCATGGCGAGCCGCGCCGATGACGCCTGACTACCTGCGGATCCGCGCCCATCTGGACAGGATGGGCGTGCAGACGATGGCGGCGTTTCGGGCGCTCACGCCCGAGGCGCGCCAGCCGTTCATTGAGTGGCACATGCGGACGCTGGGCGGCGATGAGAACGACGCCTGGGACGCTGCGCTTGACATCCTGATTGACGACGAACTTTGGGAGGACCCGTATGGGCGCACACCATAAACCGACGCCATCTGGCGTTCGCGACCCGCATGAAGGCCCGTTGCCGGGCGACGCCAGCTATCGGCTCCACTTCCCCGACGCCCGGTCGTTCAGCGCCGCGATGGCGCTGGCCGCCCGGCTGGACGCCAAGGGCCTGCACCGCCGCGCCTGGCGGGTGCGGTGGAATCTGGACGGTGAGCAGCCGGTGTACGCGCCGGTCAGCGCCGTGGCGTACGACGATGACGACAGCGAGGCCCAGCGCCTCATCAAGCGGGCTCAGATGAGCCATCAGAAGATAGGCGATGCCATTGGCGTCGCCAAGCAGACCGTCACTAAATGGGGTGCGGGCGGGCAGATAGGGCCAGACAAACTTGAACGCCTGAAGGCGTTCGTGGAGGGATTGAAATGAGCTACACACCGGGGCCGTGGATCGTGTGTGAGCAACGTCATCCGTACAAAGATGGCAGCAAATATCACGTTGAGCGCGGCATTTACACGCAGCGCATTCACCCGCAACTCAAAGATCATGCGCCAATTGTCTGCTTAAGCATTGGCATTGGTATGGAGGGAGAAAAAGCCGTTTCGTTTGTCCACATCGAGGAAGCGAACGCCCGGCTGATTGCAGCCGCGCCGGAACTATTGGAGGTGCTGAAGAACGTCACCGCGCATTTGGTCGCGGCGCACAGTCTTCTTCAGCGAGGCGGCAAGAGTGCGGCAGCGTCCGACGCCGTGTTTAACCTGATGTTGTCGGACTACGAGAAATCTTTTGAAAGCGGCCGCGCCGCCATAGCCAAAGCGGAGGAAGTGAAATGAAAAAACTGAGAGAAGCGGCGCAGGCCGTGATGTCGGCGGAATCGCTGGGCGAGATGGCGACGGCGCTTGATTCTTTGCGCGACGCGCTGGCCGAGGAACCGCCCCTCTCGGCACAGGAACTCCACGCCGCTGGCTGGCGACGCTGCGCCGAGGGGCAGGGTGAGACGCAGCACTGCGCACTGCTAGAGGCTGCGGTGCTGGCCGAGCGCGAGGCGTGCGCCAAGGCTGTGGAGCGTTACGCTGGGGCTTGGGACGATGAGGGCTACGCGATTGCCCAAGCAATCCGCGCAAGGGGGGAAGAGGACAAATTTGAAATCAAGGAAGATCGAATTCACCGCGACGCAGGCGGTACGCGGGCTGCAACTGCAATCCGCGCAAGGGGGAACACATGAAAAGGGAAGATGTTATCCGGCTTGCCGAGCAGGCGGGATTTGAAATTGAGCAGCCGTCGGACGGGCACAACGTGAGCGGTGACAACGCTTGCCTTGAACGCTTCGCGGCTCTAGTCGCCGCCGCCGAGGGCGAACGAGTAACGCTAGCTGCTTTGCAAGCGGCAGAGCAAACCACTGCGGTTGTCGTTGAAGGAATCCAAGCAGCAGTTCTGGCCGAGCGTGAGGCGTGTGCGAACGTACTTCAGGCCGGAATCGATGAGTGGGTTCCGGCACCCGATGCAGTATCCGCGCTTCGGTGGGCGCTTGAGGACATCCGCGCAAGGGGGCAGGAATGAATAGGGAACGCATTCTCAAAATGGCGAGCGTGGCGGGGGTTTACATCTACGAAGGGAGTTCTTTCGCTGAAGATTGCTATTTGAATCTTCTGGACGACGTTGCCGCCGCTGCCGCCGCTGAAGAGCGAGAGGCGATTTGCCGGCTGGTTCAGGACATGTTTTGCGGGGCCGATGCGGACAAGATGGTCAAAGTAATCCGCGCAAGGGGGAACACATGAACCGCGACGTTTGCGGCTCATGCTTCGCCCCGGCGGCGCTGTGTGAATGCAATAGGAGGATAGGAATGACCGACAACGAATTCATTGAGGCGCTGCTGTTCAAGGCGCCGGTCCGGGACGAAGCGCCCGACCTTGACGAAAAGCGCCGCGCGGCGCTGGACTGGCTGGGCGAGCGGTGGCTGCTGCACCAGGCGAACAGCCCGGCGAAGCGCAATGAGTGAGAAGGTCGTCGAGCAGTACCTGGTCAAGCGCGTCAAGGCGGCGGGCGGGGTGGCGTATAAGTTCGCCAGCCTGAGCCACCGGGGCGTGGCGGACCGCATCGTCTGCCTGCCCGGCCAGACGTGGTTCATCGAACTCAAAACAACCGGCGGGCGCCTGTCTGAGCTGCAAAAGGTCTTTGCGGAGGACATGCGCCGGCTGGGCCAAAAATATACGGTCTTGTGGACCAGAGAGGATGTGGACGAATGGATCTTAGACAATACCAAATAGAAGCTGCCCAGTTCCTGTTCTCGACACCGCGCAGCATGGTGCTGGCGCCCGTCGGCGCCGGCAAGACCGCCACCGCGCTGACGGCCATGCAGGCCGCGCTGGCGACCGGGCAGGTACGTCGGTGGCTGGTCGTCGCGCCGAAGCGCGTGGTGACCGCTGTGTGGCCCGTAGAGGCGCCCATCTGGGCGCCCGGCATGACGGTCGCCCTGTCCATCGGCACGCCGGCCCAGCGGCTGGCTGCTGTGCAGTCGGACGCGCAGGTCGTGGTGACCAACTACGATAACCTGCAATGGCTGGCGACGCAGCGGATGGACTTCGACGGCGTGGTGTTCGACGAACTCACCCGGTTGAAGAACCCGTCCGGTAAGCGGTTCAAGGCGATTGAGAAGGCGTTGGCGCCGATACAGGTGCGCTGGGGTCTGACCGGGTCGTTCACGTCCAACGGGCTGGAGGATGTGTTCGGGCAGTGCAAGATCGTGGACGAACGTCTGCTCGGCCGCAGCAAGGGCGCGTTCCTGCAACAGTACTTCTACTGCATCAGCCGCGATTTCAACGACTGGGCACCGGTGCCGGGCTCGCTGGAAAAAGTCATGGCCCGCATCAAGCCGGCCACCTTCCTGCTCGACCCTGGCATCTACACCACCACCCTGCCGCCGCTGCACGTCGTGGAACTGACCACGCGCATCGCCGACCGGGCGCCGTATGAGTCGATGAAGAAGAAGTTCGTAGCGGAGTTCGGCGACACCCGCGCCATCGCCCAGACCGCCGCTACCGTCACCGGCAAGCTCCAGCAGATGTCCTGCATAGCACACGACACCCCTGTGCTGACAGATGCCGGATGGATGCCCATACAAGACGTCACTTCCGCGCATTGCGTATGGGACGGCGAAGAGTGGGTTAATCAGGACGGGTGCATTCCCAAAGGAGTGCAACTAACTGACGTCTGTTTTGGCGTGCGGATGACGTATAATCACGAGGTGTTAACCGTAGCAGGTTGGAAAACCGCCAAAGAGGTGATTGATGGGAATGCCGGCAAAAGATTTGACAGGGCAGCGGTTCGGTTACCTGACCGCATTGCGGCGCCACGGGTCGAACGGGAACTATTGCGCGACATGGCTTTGTCAATGCGATTGCGGGGTGCAAGTCGTGCGGCAAAGTCAGTATTTGCGGGACTCGACCCGCAAGGGGGCGCGGAGTTGTGGGTGTCGCCACAACAACACCGATCATGGAATGTCTGCCAGCCGACCGTTTCGCATCTGGACGCATATGCGCCAGAGATGCTTGAGCCCTCGAGACAAAGATTTTCCTCGCTACGGCGGCGCGGGGGTAAGCATTTGCAACTCGTGGGCAGAGTCTTTCAATGCGTTTTGGGCCGACATGCAGCATGGGTACGCCGACAACTTAACAATAGACCGCGTGGATGGGTCGAAAGGCTACTGCAAGGAAAACTGCCGGTGGGCAACTATGCGGGAACAGCAAAACAACCGAAAGGACAATGTGTGGCTGGACACGCCGAAGGGACGAATGACCGTTTCGCAAGCCGCAGCGGCGTATGGGCTTCGTTCTGTAACGCTGCACGCGCGGCTTTTTCGGTACAAATGGGATTTAGCCCGCGCACTGAGTACGCCCGGACGTACGACTTGTTGAATTGCGGGCCGCGCAGTCGATTCGTGGTTTTAGGGGAGGATGGCCGCGCGCTGGTCGTCCACAACTGCGGGTTCGTCTACGCCGACGGCGCCACGCACTGGTATTCGGAACACAAATTAGAACGGCTGGATGAGCTACTTGAAGAAAATCAGTTCGCGCCTACAATAATCGTTTACAACTATCAGGCCGAGTTGGCGGCGCTGAAGGCGCGCTATGGGGCCAGAGCCGTAACGATGGAGGATCCTCGTGCTGTCGAGCGCTGGAACTGCGGAAAAGTATCCATCCTCCTGCTGCACCCCAAGTCAGCCGGACATGGCCTTAACCTACAGCACGGCGGGAGCAAGATGGTTTTTCTGTCGCTGCCTTGGTCGCTGGAACTCTTTGAGCAGACCGTCGGCCGGCTGCATCGCAGCGGGCAGCAACACGCCGTCTGGTGCTATGTCATTCTGGCGGAACAGACGATAGACCAGACCATCTGGCGCGCACTGCACGACAAACGAAACCTGTCCGATATTGCCTTGGAGGCACTGAAATGAAGACCTGGCGAAAACTGTTGGCCGACATGCCAAACATGACCGAGAACGAAATCAAGGAAATGCTGATGGAAGAACACGCAGGCCGGCGCCGCGTGACCGTCATGCTGCGCCTGCACCAGCGGTTCTGCGCGATGCGCGCCGAGCGCGAGCGCAAGGAACTGATGGCATGACCGACACGGTCAACCACCCGCCCCACTACACCGCAGGTGGGGTCGAGTGCATTGACGCGCTGGAGGCCGCCACCGTCGGTCTGACGGGCATTGAGGCGGTCTGCACCGCCAACGCCATCAAGTACCTGTGGCGGTGGAAGCGCAAGGGCGGGATCGAAGATCTGCGGAAGGCCCGCTGGTACTTGGACCGGCTTATCGCGCGAGGAGCGCCACCAGCCCCGCCACCGCCGCCCCCCGGCCGACCTCCATCCAAGCCCATCGACTGCTGACCGGCACCCCCTGCGCGGCGATAGCGCCCAGCGCAGGGGCCACCCCCGCCGCCACGACCATCGGCCAGTAGGCTAGGTCAACCGCCAGCATCGGTGCGGTGACGGCGGCGAAGACCGCGCCGATCCTGAGCTGCCCCAGCCATCCCTTGAGCCGTCGCCCGTCCGGGCGGATGAGTTCGGCCATGACGGACATGTCCTGTCGGTCGCCTTGGGCGTACAGGACGCCGGCCAGCAGGCACCACCAGTCGGGGCGGATGAGCATGGCGACCAGCGCGCCACTGGCGTACCAGGCGGCCATGCGGACGATGTCGCGGCCCCAGAAGCGGCGCTCCGGGAAGCCGCCGCGCATCCGGTCGGCGAGCGCCGCGAACAGGATGACGAGCGGAGTCATCCGCGCCGGATGACCTCGATGAGGCCGATGGCGGCGGTGACCGCAGCGCCGATGGCCGGGATGAGGTCAGGGGCGACTTGGACGCCGAAGCCACCCACGATAAGGGCAACGCCGCGCCAGGTGCTGGCTTCTCTCAAACGAGCAAAAACATATTCCATGTAAAATTTCCTTACGTCAGGTTGATGAGGTTCTCAGCCACGCGTCGTGCCCAACCGCGACCGAAGGTGTTGAACGTCTGGAGTTCAGTCAGGAATTTAAGCCGCACGCCGTTAAACCGCGCCGCCAGCTTGTACTGATCCATTGCCCGCACCGCCGCTAACGTCCCCTGACCGATAATCCCGTCATCCTTAACCCCCACGGCCCGCTGAAGCCATTTCGCAGCCTGACCCACACCGGAGTTCACCGCCCCATCAAACACAGCAAAACGCACTTGCTTGGGGAGATCGTCAGCGTGCAATTTGTCCCAATAGTCTCGGCGATAAATCTGCTGCGCTCGCTCAAGCGTCAAGTTCTTGATGTCCTCCATCGGATAGGAGTTAGCGGCGACGCCATACTTGGTGCCCAACATTTCGCCAACGCCTACTTTGCCGCCAGTCCAGTTGCCGGGGTCGTTGCGGTCGTCGCTGTACCCACCTTCATGGCCGATAAGTACCTTGAAAGATTCCTCGAAAGTCATAGTTTGTCATCCGAGGCTATTTTGATACCAGTAATCAACCCAATAAACCCACCGACGATGGTTTGAAACGCGGGAAGTACCGCTTCAAAGATTTTGTTGTTATCCACTTTTTCGTCGAACAACCCCACCATCATTCCAGCAACCATCGCTAAAAGAATTGCAGCTAGCGTGATTGTGGCGATCAACGTCACCCACACGCTCAGCTTTTCTTTCATCGGTCAGCCTTCCCATCGAGTTTGTCAAAGATTTTGCTGAGCATGTCTTTGATCTCGTAGATGTCGCGGCGGTAGTCCTCTTTCAGGACGTAGGTGCGCGGCAGATCTTCGCGCAGCTTGCCGAGGTCAGTCTTCAGTTCTTTGACCGCGCTCCACATCTCCATTGCCAGCCAGCACAGCAGGGTGATGAACGACCCCAGCAGGATGTTGATGATGCCTTGCACGTCGATCACCCAGTTCACGAAAACCTCCTTATACCGCGCCCAGCGGCACTGCGATATGGGAAAAACTCACGGCTGCTGGTTGCCCATCAGCGCGTTAATGTTGACCGCTGCCGGCGCCAACTTATTGACCGCCCCGACTGTTTTTGTCGTCGCGTCAACCGCCCGCTGAGTGATGTTGCCTTTGGCCGCTTTTTGCATAGCCTCCGCGAGCGCCTTGGAGTCTATCATCGCCAGCGCCAACCGTTGCGCCAGCCGAGCGTTTACGTTTTTGGACAACTCGGCGACCGTGTTGTTGACGATGATTTCAGTGCCGATGCCAACCGGAATTTTGACGCTGCGGTACTTTTCCCACAGCGGCATCTTGAGCTTGGCGCCGGTTTCGGCCAGCGCCGCCGCCGTTGTCTGGTGGTACAGCGCCGTTTGAACCTGGTCTACGATGTTTTTGGCGGCGGGTACGTCGGCGACGATGTCTGCCACGGTTTCTTTTTCGGGGATGTTCAGGCGCTTGCGGAGCGCGTCAATATCGGCGTTGACCTTGTCAAGGTCAGCGGTTGCGACTTTGGCCGCCTGCTTGGCTTGCTCAAGCTCACGCGCCCGATCAGCAACATCTCCGACCAACGCTTCTTTATTTCGCGCCGACGCTGCTTTACGGGCGGCGGCCTCGGCTTCTACTTCCGCCACCGTTTTGCGAACGGCAGGCAAGCCGCCCTCAATTGTCGGTACGGGCGCTTGAGGCGCAGGGCCTAACTTGTCTTGCAGCTTTTGAATCTGCGACGTGGTTTCAGAAATGTCCGCCGCCATGCGCGGGTAGACAGTCGCCGGCAGCGTTCGCAGGTTGATGTTGGTGAAGTCAACGCCGGCGTCTTTCAGAATCCGCATGTTGTCTTCGTACTTGGACATGAAGCGGGCGTGCGCGGTGGGGTCAACCACGTTGTTCTTGACCACTTGCTTGCGGTAGAAATTCTCAATCGCTAGCTGTAGCTGCGCGCGAGCCGCCGGGTCTTTTTTCACCATCCGCGCCATCTGCTGCGTGGCGTCCAGATTGCCGCTGCTGAAGAACGAAGGCACAATCGCGTCGGGCCGCATGTTGCCGGTAAGCAGTTTGCGGGATTCATCGCCTGACTTGTACACGTCTCCGATCAAAGTCTTGTACGCCGCACGCGCGTCATCCGCCGCTTTGATAGCGTCGGGCGGGAACGTGGTGCTGTTAGCGATTACGCCGTCAATCGCCTCCTGCATCTTCGCCAGCGCGGCTAATTTGGTCGCTTGCGCTGGATCGGTAGCAGCGCGGATTGTCCGGGCGTAGTCAGCGTTCAAGGCTTTGCGAAGGTCAATCAAGTCTTCCATTGACGCCATCGGCGTCTCAAACGTAGTTGACCGACCCGTCAGGCCCATAGGCCCGGTGCCGGTGGTGGTGGCCTTGCCTCGAAATCGATTGAGGATGGCAGCGGTGGCCGACGGAAGCATGTCCGGCGCAAATTTAGCCAGCGGCGTGCCCATAGCCTGCGCCGCGACGTTAAAGATGTCGCTGGCGTCGGTTTTGGTTCCCTTCGCCAAATCCCGCGCGGAGTCGTACAGCGGGTCTACTTTGGACTGGGTCACGCTAGTTTTGCGACGGTCGATCATGTCCGTCAGCACTTGGCCCTGTTGCTCTGGCATTGTCTTAGGCAGCGTTCCCGCCTCGGCCATGCGCGTTTGTTCTAGCTCTGACGACAGCCGGCCAGCGGCTTGCCGAGCCCCTTCAAGCTGAAGCAACATGTTAGGGGGCATGGGTTGTTCGCCAGCCAGCCCCGCCGCCCGTTTTGCGTCGTCCAGCGCAGACTGTTGGAGATTGACAGACCAGTCGGATAGCGCGTTGACAGAACCGATTTCCTGATTGATCGCCTGCTGGGCTCCAGCAAGTTGATTGGCCTGCGCGCTACGCTGCGCCAGCGCGGGGTCTTCGTAGAACTTCTTCTGTATTGCCCCGCCTCCCATGAACTCCGCTTCCCGCGCGGCCCACGCCAGCGTAGGCAAGTTCATTTCGGTGGCGATTTGGTCAATAGATTGCCCCGCCGCAGCACGCGAAGCGATTTCGTTCATTCTGTCGGGGTTGATGCGCTGGCGCCCGCTGCGGTCAAGAACGTCGTTAAACAGCCCGATTTCGCGAAGCGCGCGGTTAAACACCGCCGTTTCGCCACCAGGCACGACATATGGTTCAGCAAAATTGTACGCGCTGCTGATTACCGGATTGACCAGCTTTGCGGCGGGGCGCAGCGGATCTGTAAACTGCCCGGCCGTAGATAGCACAGCGCCGGCTTTTGATAACTTACCCGCCGCGCCGGTAGCACCCGCCGCCTGCGCCGCCGCGCCAGTCGCGCGAACCGCCCCCGCGCCGCCCGTGAGAACCGTAGATATGTCGGCCATCGCGCCGACCGGATCGGTCTGGATGGTCTTGACGAAGTTGTCCCATCCGCCGTACCGCTCGCGGTACATGGAGTTCAAACTTTTCGCAAGCTCAACCGACTTGGCTTTTTCAGGCTGCTCCGAATAGTCCAGCCCGGTAGCCAGCAACGCCTCGCCCTGCGCGAGTTTGCCGAGCATGGTTGCGGTGTCCACGGGGTGCAGCACCATGTCCACCAGACTGCCGTAGAAATTGATGGCGCTGCTGGGGATGTTACCTGCGGTGGTCTTGACGCCTTTCCATACGCCGTCCAGCGTTACAGGCGGCGACGGCGAAGACTCAGGCTCAAATGTAGCCGTTGATAAGTCAAACGCAGATGGCTGCGGCGAAGAAGACGCGGGCTCAAATTTAGCCGTTGACAGGTCAAAAGCCATTACCGAATTTCCTCGTAGGAGGTTCCGTCTGGGCTGACATACGCTTGATTTCCTTTAGCGTCGGTCGCTATCTTCCATCCTTTAGCATTTGTTGCGGGGATGGCGGGCCGCGCCGCAGCGGCGGGCGCTGTGGCTGGCGCCGCGCCGCCAGAAGGTACAGGGGGCGGCAAAGCGTAAGTTTCGTTGCCCAGCCCAGTATCGGTCAAAATTCCGGCGGGCAGGGTTTTCCGCCGGCTGTCCCAAGCGGAAACTGACTGCTGTGCTGCGCGGTATTGAAGATCCGCCAACCGCCGAATGTTTTCAAGGCTCATGTTAATTTTTCCGCCGGCAGCGGTTTGCAAGAACACCAAGTCTTTATCGGTAAATCCTTGCCCAGACCCTAGCCCAGATGATTTTATGGAGTTAAGCGTAGACTGCCCCATGCTTGAAATCAGTGCTTCAGTGTTGGCAATTCCTGCGTCGGGCGTATTGCCAGCTAGATCAAGCGCTTTAGCAAGGCTTAATCTTATGTCAGCACCCGCGCCGGAAATAAGCCCTGGGCTGTTAAGCGCGGCCATAATATCTACCGCACTCTGAGCCAATTTCGGTGCAACTCTAGCTGCCGATAACATTTCTGAATCTTGCGTGGCGACGTTTTTGCCAAATTCTTCGCCGTATTTCTTTTCCGTGCCGGTATTAAGACTAATAGACGTGCCCGCCGCGCGAGTCTGCTCGTACTTAATCTGATTATTGATTTCTTCAAGTTTGGTGGCGTACATCGGGTCGTTTCGGTCAAGCTGATCCCGCGCCATCTGAAGCTGACCCAGCGTGGTCGGCGGCTTGGCAAGGTCAGCTTCTTCTTTCGCCGTCATCCCACGCATCCGTCGCGCAAGCATTGTGACTTTCGCAGGGTCGTTCAGCTGACTGCCGATGAACTGAACGTGCTGCGGGCCAAGCCCCAACGCCTCGGATAGTTCCGGGTCTTGCGCAGCTGTGGTCAGCAGGCCCATCAGCGTCTTGGGGTCTTCGCCAGCCATCGCGGCACCGTTGCGGAACGCATTGACCTTGGCCTCTAGTCGGGTCTTGCGTTCCGTCGCCTGACTGGTGGCGATGTCCTGCTGATACTTCTGCGCGTTCAGTTGATTGGACTGAATGCCGCTCTGCAACTCTTGCATCTTCATCATCATGCCGAGTTGGTTCACCGCAGCGTTGGGGTCGCGCTCCGGCATGGCAATGGGCGTCAGGCCCCGGACAAGCGTCGGATCTAATGGCATGTCAGCCCACTCCCGAGTAGTCGAGCATACTCCGACTGCGACCGCTGCCGCCGCCAGCCTGACGAATCAGCGCGTTGATGTAGTCCCGCTGCAACTGCTCATCCTGCGTGGTGCCTCGGGACAGGGCGCTGTTGATCGCACGGTTCCACCCCTCCTGCGCCCCCAAGTACCCAGACGCCCGCGCATCCGCCGCGCTGGTCACCGCGCCAGCCTGCGCCTGGCCCGCGTTGCCCATGTAGTTGGCGACGTTGGTGCCCATGTTCTGACCGGCCTGCGACAGCGTGTTGACTGCCGTCTGGCCTGTGCCCGCAATCGCCTGCAACGGGTTCAGCAGGTTCGTCCGGTTCGTCTGGAAGCGGTTGAAGGCGTTCATGTACTCCTGCGACGCCAAGTCCTGACCGTAGCCCTGCGACGCCTTCAGCGCGGCGCCAGAGATAAGCCCGCCTCGCGCCGCCGCCTGCCGGTCTAGCGCCTTCAAGCCCTCCGACATGCGGAACGCATAGCCGGGGTCGGCTTGGAAGTCGGCCATCGTGAAGTTCTTTGACAGCGAGCCGTAGCCCGGCGCCTTGCGGTTACCGCTCAGGCCCAGCAAGTCCTGCATCCGGTTCAGCGCGTTGACGCCGCCCTGGCGGAACGGTTCGTTCAGCGCGGTCTGCGCGGCAAAGATTTCGCGGGCCAGATCCATCTGCTCTCGCGAGGTCTGCGAGCCGATGTTAGCGGCCTGCTGCGCGGCGTTGGCCTGCATCTTCGCGGCGTTCTCAACGGCATTGGCATTACGATAGCCAGACACCACGTCGATGCCCATGCGAAGCAAATCGCCCTTGCTGACGCCGAAGTCGTCCATCAAATCGGTAAACCAACCCATGTTGCTGCCTCCGGGGCCTGCGCCCGCTGTACTGCCGACCGCACTGCGGCCGGGGATGTTCAAAGACCCTACTGCGCCTGCCGCACGCGCCGCGTTCGACATGCCGGCGGCGGTGCCAGACGCCACCCAGCTAGGCATGTTGCTGGCGAACTGCGCGCTGCTCAGTTCAGGGCCGTACCTCAGATAGTTTAGCGCGTTGCTTGGGGCGTTGGCGATCGACGACCCGATACTGCGCGCGTAGTTGGCCCAGCCACCGGCGGCGTTCACGCCGGACGCGATGTTGGCGCCGGTGCCGCCCGCGAAATAGCCCTGCCCGGCAGACAATATAATTTCCCCGATGTCGCCGCCTTCGCCTGCCGTGCGGCCCCCTAGATATGCCGCGCCGGCCCAGGGGCCAAGAAAGTACCCTGCCGTCGCCGCGATGATAGGGTCTAGGATCGTCATGATGTCGAAGTCACGCGGCGGCAGGGCGTTCTGCGCCTGATAGTTCCGCGCCGTCATGTCGAACAGCTTATGCACCGGCACGCCGGGGTTCTGCGCCATCAGCGTCTGCAAGCCGGGCTGGCGGGCGTCGTCGCGGCCGTACTCGGCTTCGCTGAACGCCCGGTTATAGCCCGGCTGGCCTTTGCGGTTGTTCGGGTTCGCGCTGTACCGCTTCAACCAGGCAATCGTGTCCTGCTCGACTGTCGGTGAGTTGGGGTCAATCCCGCGAGCCCACAGCCCTGCGCCGTCGGACGTGGCGAACCGCTTCACATCCTCATCGTGCTTGAACCCACCCGACATGCCAAAGCGGACCTTCACGCCGTTGAAGACGCGGACATCCCCCTTCTTTGGCCGGCGGTAGACGCTCACGACGGTTCGTTACCCTCGGCTAGCCAGCGCAGGTATTCCTGCCAATCGCGGTTGTCAGGGTCGTTCGGAACGAACGCGCCGTCCGACCGCAACACACCATTCTCGCGTTTCTGATACGTCATAGCTCTGCATCCGCTGTGTGCGTCCAAGAGTAATAGTTACCCGCTGTCAGCGATACGCTGCCTTCCAGATATGCGTACCCGCCGACATACGTCGCGACTGGCGCATAAGTAGTACCGATGGCAACGCCGGCCGCGTTGTATGCTGCGACGGCGCCGGAGGTAGTCGTGGTGCCGGCGTAAATCGTGACAGTAGGCGCGATTCGCATAGGCACGGGGAATAGGAACCCAGCGTTGACGCGAGAGGTTGTAATCGCAGCGTTCGTCAAATACTGCCGACTAGGCGAATTAGCGGTCGTTGATTGATAGTACCGCTGGCACAACTGGGTTTCGGTGGTGATCGGACGGTTCTCAAACGTCGGAACAGTGGCGCCGGGGAACAACTGCACGCCGGTCAGCAGGAACGTGTTGCCTGCGGTGTCGCCAAGATTAACTTGTGCGCTGGTGGCGACGTAGTTGCCGGCGTTCCACGCGCCACCCGTGGTCTGATACGTCGCGCCCGCCATCAGAGCCCATTGCACCCATAGACCAATGCCGTTGGTGATGTTCCACGATATGGTGTTGGGCAAACCGTTGGTGATAGTGACGGTCTTGTATTCCCAAGTGTTCACGGCGTTGATGGTGTACGTCGCGATGTAGGTGTGCGTGGTAGGACTATTGTTAAGCGCCACGCAATGCGTGCCGAGTTTGCTGGAACGCACCCAGAAGGACAGCGTAAAGGTCTGCCCGATCAAATCGGTGATGTTGTAACCCTCTACTTTTTGTGCGATGAACGCAAAATCACCAATCGCCACCGTAGGGTGCGCGGTCGTGCAGTTCCAAAGACCGGAATATTTAGCCGCTACGGGCGGGCCGGGGTTAGCAGTTTGTGTTTGAAGGTTAGCCACCAGCGCGGGTGCGGCGGGAGCGGTGAAATAGTACTGCCAGCGGTCGGCTATAAAGGATGCTGTCGTTCCAGTAATCGCAACGCCGTTGTTGCGCTGGTCGATCATGAAACCGCCGTTGATGATGCGGTTGTTGTTGTTTTGCAGCCCAGTGCCGACCGGGACGTAGGAGTAATTGACGTACTGGAACCGCGTGCCGTCGTACTCCACCAGCACAATCTGGCCAACCTGAATGTCGCCAGCAACCAGCGGATTGGTGCCCTGCTTGGTCAGCGATTTAACGCCCAGCCCATTTAGGTTTAGTGACGTTGCGCCGGTGTTAGTCGCTGCCGCCACGAACGAAAACTGTTGCCCGGTGGCGTATGCAGTAAAGTTAGGCGACGTGACGACAGCGGTGATTGCGTTGGCAGTTCCGCCGACGCTAGTCAAAAACTGCGACGCGCCGAACGTCTCGGCGCTGCTGATGTTGTCCACCGTCCAGATTTCAACGTCGTCCGCTGTGGTCAGCTTCAGCTTGTACGCCGCCGACGCCAGCCACACGCTGGCCTCACCCCGCGAATCAAGGATGATGGGGTTGGTGTTGGCAATCGTCCCGGCCTGCGTCGTGTACGTTGCCAGCGGGGTCGTCGTGCCCGCAGCGTAGGAGTAGAGCTTGCCTCCGACCAGCGGAGCGCCTCCGGTGGAGAAAAACTGCATCTTCGGCAGCGGACTCAGAATCGCCATATTAGTTAGCCTGCAAGGTTATCCAGTTGGTGCCGTCGTTCTGTAGCATAGCAAATTTACCCGCCGTCGCGGCAAGAATGGCGGTGCCTGGTGTCGTGCTGCCCAGCGGCACCACGTTCGCCTCCGCTGATGTGACGGCGCTGGCCGTGAGCGTGCTGAGCAGTAGCACCCGCCCTGTCGCCGCCGGCGGTAGCGTGACCACGCAGGCAGCCTGAAACTGCACTGCCACGTCGGTGTCGTTGATCGAATAAGTGGCCGCCGACACGGTAGCCGGCACCTGCCAGATGACCGCGTTGCTGCGGATGAACAGGTTGTAGAAGAACCGATACCATTGCCGCGACATCAGGCCCGTCGTGCCGTCCAGCACAGGGACGCGGGGCGCCGGGATGTTGGTGGTGTTAAGCATTGGTCGGGGACAAAATGAGTTCGGCGCCGGTGATGGCGACCTTGACCGGGTCGGTGCCAGACACCTCGTAGACCCGGTCGCGGATCTTCAGCGTCATCCCCAGCCGCCGCCAGATGGCCCGCGTGCCAAACGCCCCCATAGCGCCCATCGAGGTCCAGTGTTCGTTCGACCAGGTGTGCCCGGCGTCGTCGGACCAGCGGAGCATTAGCTGCGGGTCTGACCCCTGCCCGGTTGCCAGCCCCGTGCCTGTCTCGCAGTCCAGTTGCAATGCGTGCTGCGTTGTGCGCTTCAGCGTGTTCTGATCTGCCGGTAACGCCCGCCACGACCGCAGCCACTTCTGTTCAGCGCCATTGTCGGTAAACACGTCCAAGTCAAAGGCGTACAGGTTGCCGTTGCTGCTGTCGCCCACCACTACCTCGTTGTTGTACCGCATCTGGCAGTTAGACTGATGCCGGTAGAACTGACCGTTCTCGAACCTGGCACGCTCATGCCAGCCACCGGTCGCCACATCGTACACCCATGTCGCGTTGCCCGTCGGGAACGTCAGCACATAGAACGAATGGCCGTCCTGCTGGTAGGTGTAGCCGATGGCATCCGAGATGTTGGCGTAGCTCTGGATGGCGTACTCAATCGCGTGCGTACTGATGCGCTGGCCGGTGTAACCGTTCGCCCGGTAGACCATGCCGCCGCCACGGGCGTCTGAGCCCAGCCAGAACAGCCCGTTGTCCATCTTGGCTACCGAGTACGGCGCCGCGCAGCCTAGCTCGTTGTAGGCGCCCTGAATGCGCGACAGCGGGAACTGCGCCTCGCCGGAGTCGTACCAGACCTCAACCGAGTTGGTGCCAAACAGCCACGCCTCGCGGTGGTCCACGATCAAAGCCACCAGCCCGTCGGTCGCGCCCTCCGCGCTGGCAAACTCCAGCGGGTCAATCGACGTGCCGTCCAGCAGCGAGGTAATCCACACTCGCTGCGAGTTGGGCTCGTTGAAAACGAAGTAGCCGTCCAAGTAACCGACCGTCACCGCGCCGGGGAAGTCGGGGTCGGAAATCTCGCCAAACGCATTCGTGCTGACGTTGTAGATGTAGCCGCGGGGGTTGCAGGCGATGAACAACTGCGTGCCGTTGTCGGCCATGCTGACCGGCCTAGTGCCGGACACCGTGCCCAGCAGGGTGGCGTTCCATGCGGCGTCTACGCGGTAGAGGTCGTTGCCGGACACGACGTAGCCGTAGCTGCCGAACTGCCACAGCCCGCGCACGGGGCCGGAGCCGACCGAGGCCAGCAGGCGAAGGCCAGGGGCGCGGACAAGGAAGCCAGCGGACTTGGCACCCTCGGGGGTGGCTTCGGGGTAGAGGTTGATCATGCGGTTGTCTACCGCATTGATGCTCCGCGCCACATACGCCTGCCCGAGGATGGGGGTCTTCATAAAGAATCCTGATACACCCATTGAGGGCTATCATCAATCCAAATATCTGCTTGAACACAAGACGCTTTTGCTTTTCGGCTAGTGTACAAAACTTCTACTGGGACCGATTCTATCGGCTCGCTTGGGTAACGCATACTGACAATTTTTACTGCATGACCACGATCTTTAGCAGACTTAATAAAGCCATCCCACAAGATTGGGTCAGCGGTATAAGTCTTATCGTAGTCAAGCGCGATAAACATCAATAGTTGCCACTAAAGACGTTAAACCGCTGGCGGGTGCCAACGATGCTGTACGGCAGCCCCATGATGTCGCCGGGGTTGTTGATGCGCTTCAGGTTGCGTTTGCTGGTCATTGCGATGCGCTTGACCGTCTGCGACGGCTCAACGCCGAACTCCGGCGCCAGTTCGCAGGCCAGATTATACCGGAACGCCCGCAGGTAGCCGGGCGGAAAGGCCAGCGTAGTGACCAGCGTCGCCGGCTGAGTGAGTTCTTCCACCGAAATGAAATGCCACTCCAGCGCCCGTGTCGGCACGGGATAGACGTACATCTCGATGTCGGGATAAGTCATGTTAATCCAGATGATTTGCGGGTAGGTGCTGGTGACCGTCTTGACCGCAATGCCATCGTACTGCTGCTGGTTAATCATCTTGATGCCGAACGAGATGCCGGTGGTGGCATCGCGGAAGTACGTTGAGTCATCAAGCTGGATGGGCCGGTTGCCGACGAAGTTGCCGGTAGGGCCTAACGTGCGGCTGATTTGACCAGCAGGCCAAGTGAACACCTGGTCTTGCGTGGAGAAGATGCTGAGGCGCTCAGTGTTCCATGAGTCGATCATCTGATTCAGCGCAGTGAGCGCGTCAGATGCAGTCGCGGCTGACGGCACTTCGCCTTCAGCTAACTGACCAATCAGCCGCAAGGCCCCATTGATTTGTTCGCCTGCGGTTGACACTAATCAGCCTCCTAGCAGCGGGCGACAGCCCCTTGAATGCGTCGGCGCTTAGGCGCCAGTTCGTTCACCACCTGCTCAGGTCCACGCACCCATCCTTCGCGCGCATCCGCCTCGGCTTCTGCCTCGGAGATGGCTATCTTGGTGCCGTGTACCGGGTGGTAGAGCTTGATTACCATAAGGTCAGGGGGCGGTTGCCCGCCCCCGTTCCTAACTGCATCAAGCCAGGCGGTACAGCGACCAAGCGCCGTCGCCCGTTTTGCGGGCGCGGAACCGACCGGACGTGTTGGTCGCGGCGGTAGCCAGACCAACCAGCGTCCAACCCGTACCGGCGGCAACAGTCGCCGTGGTGCCGGCGGTGTTGACCAGCGAGAAATCAAACCCGCTGTCCACCTTCGCGTTGATCAGAGTGGCCTCAAGCACCGCAACAGTCGGCAGCGTCTGAGTGCCCGGCGTGCCGCTGGCGACAATCAGGCCGGTCAGCAACTGCGCCGCAGTCAGCGTACCAGCGGCGGAAACCGCCGCCGGCGCGCCCTGAAGGACCAGCTGGACTTCGTTGACGTTACCGTCAGTGACCTGATACCCGTTTCCAGTAGAAGGAAATGCCATGATGTTTTCTCCTTAACCCCAGATGCGGCAGGCCATCGGCGCCCGGATGACTGAGTAGCCATACAGAACGTCTACGCGGCAAGGCATACGGTCGTTGTTGATGTCGTACTGACGGACGATACGCAGGCTGATGCCGTTATGCACCTGCCGGGAGGCCATATCGACGCCCTGCGGGAGCAGAAGGTCGGCGGTAGCCAGCGAGATTGCGTCCTTGTGGTACACCAGGTTCTGCGGGTACTGGGTCGAAGCCGCACCGACGAAGGTGATGGCCGCGTTGTCCGCAGGGAACGAATCCACCGTCGCCAGCGCGTTGCTGCTGGTGTAGATGGGCGGCGAGATAGCCACGCTCGTCCAAGCGCCGGCAGCGGCAGTGGCGGTCGCGGTGACCGTGAACTGCTGAAGCGAGCCAGTGGACTGACGGGTCTGCGGGTTGACCGAGTAGACGTTCGCGATGGTGAACACGTCGCCAACCGCAATCGTCGCCGAGCCGGTGCCGCCATCAAGGTTGATGGTGCTGGCGCCCTGGGTGCTGATCGCGCCGTTCACCAGAATGGTGTCGGTCGTGGACCGCGAACCAGTGGTGTGCTGGACGATGGACTGAGACATGTTGACCTCGTCCAGACCCAGAATACCTTCGCCCATCATGCCGTTCTTGAACTGGCGGCTGATGGTGCCGGTCGGGTTGAAGAGGCCCTTCATGCCTTCAACCAGCGCAGCGTTAGCCGCCGGGTTGACGGTGGCGTAGCGCGGCGACATCGGCGCGGCGTACTCGTTCAGCTTCTGCTGGCCCTGCAACAGCACCAGCGAGGTCGCCGGGGTGGTGCCGGGGGTGCCGACAGAGCTGTAAATGCTCTTGTAGGCGTTCGCCACGTCGGCGTCCACGCTGGCAGCCAACTGGCTGATACGCGGCTTCAGCACGCGCTCGGCGAAGTCGTCAAGCTGCATGGTCAGTTCGGCCGAGGTGAAGTTGATGCCGATGTGCTTCTGGCTGGTGACGGCGAGCGTGGTGTACTGCTCGTTGTCGTCCTGCACCTGAAGGGCGGCACCGTCGGTCACCAGAGCGCGGTCCGGCAGACGGATGCGGAGGGTGGAGCCGATTTTGGCTCCTTCAACCGCGAAGGAATCGTCGTACTGACGGTTCACGTTGCGGGAAATCACCAGGTTGTTCTCGAGGATTTCGAGAGACTTCCGAGTGATCATATCAATCGTAAGCAATGAGTTAGCCATGATGGGCTCCTGTTAGCGTTGTGCCTCCAGCTTCCGAATCTGCCGTAGCCGCTCTGCCTCAATCCACTGGCTGGTCGTCATGCTCTTGATAGAGCGCGGATCAGTCGTGTCCAAAACAGGTGCGCTCGCACTGCGCGGCTTGTTCGGCGAAATCGGTTCCGGGGCGTTGGACACCTTTTTCGTCATCGGCTCGGTGGTCAATTTGACCTCCAGCCGCCCAATCTCTTTGGCCTGCAAGTACGGCGACAGTCGGGAAATGCGGTCGGCTTCCTTGGGGTTCGCCCCCAGATAGTAGGCCAAATCCGGCCCAATATCGGACGCCTGAATCGTTTCCGCCATCACGTTCGTAATCGGAAGGTTCGGGTTGTACGCGACCTGTTCAAAGTCATCGTACTTGGCCCTGGCCTCTTCTTCACGGTCGTGATAGGCGTCAAGCAATTCCGCTTGTCTGGCGCTTTGCTCCCGCTGCTGGATCAGTTGTTCCGCCTTGCGGGCGGCTAGCGCGTCGGCGTATGCCTCAACGCTTTCAAACTGATCTGCCGGCGGTAGCTCACCAACAGGCTTTACAACCTGCTGTTGCTGCTGCCGCTCCCACTTACGCTGTTCTCTCGCAAGCCGCTTGCTGACAATCGCGTCCAGTTCCTCCTGTGTGAAGGTCTTGGGCGCAGACTCAGCCTCAACTTCCGGCGCTGAAACATCGGGTTCAGGTGCTGCCGTCGCTACCTGTTCCGGCGCGGGTGTGTCCGCTAACAGTTCATCTGACATCTTTGGCTCCAAAAAGCCCCCGGTGAACCTCGCCGGTACGGTTAGACGCTAAGCGCCGCAACCTTATCTTGGAACGCTTTGACCCTCGCGTCAAGCGCGGCCAAAACTTTTGCCGCCTCGTCGCGCATTCTGCTCGCGTCTTCCACAGCGGACATGGCGCCCTAGCGCACTTCTAGCTCGTCTCGAAGCGCCGCAAGCCGGGCCAAGTCTTGAGGAAGCTGCTTGGTAAAGTAGGTGAGGTAATCCACGCCGCTGGTGGTGTCGTTGCTGATAATCATGGCGACCTCAAGCGTAATAGGTGATGTTGAGCTTGGCGCTGGCGGCCTGCTCAATGAATTGGATTTTGGTCAGGTCGCCGTCGTATTGCAACGTAACGCCAGCAGCCAGCGGCATACCGACAGCAGCCGTAGGTGCTACGCCGTCATCCCGCCAGCGCACGCCCTGCGTTTCCGGCGTGATCAAAGCCATCGTGGGGCGGCAGCTAAGCCCATTGAGGTCTTTATTTGGAACCGTGAGCCCAACCGCCGCAGACAGCGTGGTGATCTGCTGATAGCCCAGGCGGGTGGTGATGGATTTCAAGGTCAAAGCCATAACACGGCTCCTTTACGCAATTTGCAGTAGTTTGGTGAGCGTTTCTTCTGTGGTCGATAGCTCTTGGTCGATCCGCGACGTTTGGTCAGCGTCGCCAAGACGCACCGCTGATTTGCATGGATTAGCTCAAAAACTTCAGTTTGTAGAGCGTGGACAGGTACAATTCGACAATCCCGTCGATCAGATTCTGCAACGGCGTGTCTTTGCGGTCGCAGACTTCGTACCGCATGGCCTCAATGGCTTCAACCTGATCCTGCAAAAACTCCACCACGTTGCTGGTCTTCTTGGCCGATTGTAGCGAGATAGGGCCAATCAGGCCATGCCTGCCCTGGTACGCCTCGGCGAACCCGTCCGCGAGGTCAATAATGCCCTCGTAGAACTCCTGCAACGCCTTGTGCTTGGCGTAGCTGCGTGTATTTAGGTGAACGCTATGCGTCACATCCCGCGCCAGAAAGAACAGCCCTACGAACTCGGCGCACTTCATTGCATTGGCTCCTGCTGCATCATTTCTGGTGGCATTTCACCCATCATTTCCTGCGGCGGCATCTCGGGCATCCCGCCGCCCTGCGTCATCAGGTCGCCCGACTCCATCATGCCGTGGATGGTGCCCAGCACCACGTCTTGCACTTGGTCTGGGGTCATGCCGGCCATCGTGGCGCTGATCCGCTTCGTCTCCGCATCGTACGCCTTAATCTTCAGTTCCTGCGCTTCCATCGACTGCGCCACGCTCTGAAGCATCTGGTGCATCTGCTCCATTTCCTGACCCATCGCCTGCATCTGCTGCTCGGCCTGCATCAGCGCCGGCGTCTTGTCGTCGTCTTCCAGCAGTTTAGGATCAATCGTCTTGGAGAACCGCTTCGCCATCTCCTGCGCGCCCGGCCAATCCATGTTCTTGATGAACAAGTCGCCAGCCACCGCCCATAGCTGCGGGTTGCCTTGCAGAATCTGACTCATCGCGTCCATCGCTTCCTGACGCTTGGTCATGTAGCTCGGACCCGTGGTCACGCACACGTCATAACGGCCGACACCGGGGTTGTAAATCTTCTCAATGACGTTGCCCATGTCGTCTTCAACCTTCCGCACCGGCATCGGCTGCGTAGGATCAATCTTCGCCATCTTCGTGTCGCCGTCCATCCCGATAATCCGCGCAATTCGCTGCGTATCGTAGATTTTCGGTATCAGGTCCACGATCTGACGGGTGCAGTACCGAATAGCACGCGCCAGGTTGTCCACATAGTGGTACGTCCCCGTGTCGCCCTGCTTCTCCCGCGCCAGAATGGCCTTGCCCGACCGCTCGTTGCTGGTCGCGCCAAGGCTTGAGTCATACTGCCCAGTGGTTGATTTAATGTCGTCGGAGGCGCCCATCTTGGCCTGAATCAGCCCAGTCTGCGCCATCGGCGGCAACGCACGCTGCGGCAGCGGCAAAACCGACCCCTGACCGTCCGTTACGTCGGGATTGACCTCCAAATACGGCCAATTGGTCGTGTTTGCGGTCTTCCACTGCTGTTCGTAGCCCTCAAACTGCCCGCCGTAGCCAATAAATGGCGCTTTTGGCGCCAGCGCGAGCATTTCGGCTTCCTGACTGACCCAGTAGTTGTACATCCGCTGGGCATCTTTGGCGTTTCGGACGATGCCGGACAGAAAAACCCGCCCATCGACCTCAAATTCGTTGCCGACAACCCGAATTACCGGAATCCACTTGCCCGCCCAGTCCCGTTCCTCCAGCACTTCAAACCCATTGATGCGACACCACTTGATTTTGCGGCGCTGCACCTTGCGGGTCTTGATGGGACGGTAGCCCATGGCCTTAATCTGGGCCATTTCGGGCGCGTCATCGTACAAAACGATGTTGCCGGGGAACATGAGCAGGGTGGCCGGCTCGTAGTCGGCGTAGAAGTACTCGGCGATGCGGACGGTGTCTTCGTTGATCCACTGACTCAGCGACTGGTCGCCCACGCCCTGCTGCTCAATGCTCGACAACGGTCTAGCGTCAGGATATTGACGCTCAAATTCTTCCTTCAGCAGGTCTTCTGTGATGAAGCACCACTCGGCGTCGGCGCCGCAGGGGTCTTGAATGGTCGGGTCCATGTAGACCGAGAAGGAATTGCGGACGCGCCCAATGCGGATGTCCTGATCAAACGACTCATCGTCGCAATACTCAGTCAGAATCCGCAGGTACCCCTCGCCGTAGGTCACCTGGTTCTCGCAAGCCGTGTCATACGCCACATCGGCGTCGCTGATGTACTCGATATGACGGACCATCCCGTCAAATATCTCCGCAACCTCAACGTCCGCCTTGTCATCCGCCGGGATGACCTTGCCCGACGGCCGGTTCTGGCGCTGGTCGTTCGTGACCTGCTTGATGTGCTGCGGCAGCTTGTTGATGGTCAGGCACGGCCGCGCGTTGATGGTCTGGCCCTGCACCGACCCGCGAGTCGCCAGCACGTCCGCCGGCCACTGCCACTGGTTGTCGGGCGACCCTGCGGAGAACCGCAGGTCATCCAGCTCATCCTCACGCGACTCCGAATAGGCCGCCACCGCCAAGGTCATGCGATGGCGGGCCTGCGACAGCAGGTCGGACTTCGCCGTCCCGCCGTTTGCTACCGATAGGACGGCGTCTTTACTTCTTGGCGCCACGCTTCACCGCGTAGGCAATCGCCACCGCCTGTTTCGGAGGCTTGCCAGCCTTCACTTCGGCCTTCACGTTGGCCCGAAACGCCTCTTTGCTGCCCGATTTCTTGAGCGGCATAGCGGCTAGGCGTTGTGAATCAGCGCGAAGTTAATGACCACCGCTTCCGCCAGCGCGCCGGCAGTGGTGTTACGCAGCGTAATGCCAGCAGAGCCGTTGTTGAGCGAGTCAACCCACAGGTTGTAAGACGCCGCAGTAGCGCCCGCCGCGACGTTCAGAATCAGCACGTCGTTGGTGCTGATGAGGCTGTTGTTGAACGTGAACGACACGTTGGTCGTCGCCGCCAGCGACGCCGCGTTCAGCGTGATGCGCCCCGCCGACTTGTTCAGCGTCACGGCGGTGGACTTGCTGGTCGCCTGCGTGACGGTGCCCTGCGCGGCAGGGGTGTAGCCCAGTTCGCGTTCGGTCAGAATGCGCTCAGCGCCGATAATGTTCTGGTCTTCATACGCAACGCCAATCGGCTTCGTATTAACGCTCATTTCCTAAGCCCCCATCCAAGAGTTGATGACGCCGCCCGCGCCTTGCGTGACCATGCGTCGTGGTTTCTCAACATACTCCCGGTGCGCTACCGGAAAGGCAAACGTCACCGCCAATGCGTCCGCAGCGTCCGGCGATGCCAGCCCCCGCGCCTTCATGTCCTTTTTCGACTCCAGCTGGATGACTCCAGATGAGGTCGGCTTGATCATAACACCCGTCAGGTCGGACTTGAACCTGCGGTCGTCCGGGATGCTAGCACCCCTTAGCCACTCTTTCATAGCCCCCCATAGCTCAGCCCGCTTGTTGGCGTACATCACCCCGTTCTTCGCCTTCCACCCGAAGTTCACGCCCCTTACCACCTTGTACCGCTGCTCGTGCAGCCTGTCCAAGATGCCGTAGCCCAGCCCGCCCTCGTCGATGACCGCCAACACCGGCTTGTACTCTTCGATGGCCTCGATCACACGCCCCACCGTCGCCATCGTGTCCTCGCCGTGGTACCGCTTGATGGCCTTGATGTCGCGCCCCTGGCGCACCACGATGACCGTCGAGTCGGCCCCGCCGCGCGCCGGATCTATCCCCAGCACGACCGGCGCCGTCTCGTCCTTGTACGCAGGCCGGCGGATGGCGTCGTCCACCAGCCCCGGCGAGATGAACTGGTCGTCCCCTTCCGTCGGGAACTCACCGTACACCTCGACCCGCGCCTGCGGCGAGTCCGGGCCGTACTCCGCTATGATCTGCTCATACACCTGCTTGTCGGTGTCCTCCACCGTCCGCGCGTCCACCTGCTTCGTCCGCCAGAAGTCACGCTTCGCGTTGAAGCACTCAAAAAAGTACCCCTGATTGCGCCGGGGGTTGCTGAACGCCATCCAGTATCGGTCCAAGATGTTCTCCGTGAAGAACCCCGCGCCCACCGACCAGATGCCGTCCGGTATGCCTGACGCCTCGTCGAATATCAGCATCATCCCATCATGGTTGTGAACGCCCGCGTACGAGTCCGGGTTCTCCTCGCTCCACAGCTTGCCCTCAGCCGCCCAGTAGCGCGTGCCCTTCTTCAGGTCCCGCTCCACAATGTCGGTCAGCCACGTCGCCGGCACCAGCTTGGTCGCGCTCACCTCCCACCAGTGCGAATTGATGAGCATCGCCGCCCACTTGCTCAACTCGCCCCAGGTCACCGACCTTAGCTGCGCCTCGGAGTTAGCACTCACTACCACGCTGGACCCTATCCGGGTGCTCAGCATCCACAGGATGAGCCAACTGACCAGCGCCGACTTGCCAATACCGCGCCCCGACGCCACGGCTTGCCGCAGCGTCTCCATGTTCGGCTGACCCCGGTTGCGCTTGATGTGGTCGCTGATTTCGCGCAGCGTCTCCCGCTGCCACTGACGCGGCCCCTTGAAGCGGGCCAGCGGTGTGTTCGGCTGGCCCCATGGGTACGCGAACAAAACGAACGCTTCGGGGTCGTCCGCCAGCGCGGGCGACCATAGCCGAGTCATGAGCGTCTGCTCCTCGTCGGCGCTGTAGATGGGGCGCTGCATTATTCCGGCCAAACCACAATCGGGGTATGAACGCCAGTGTAGGCGCCTTCAATGTTGAAACTTATGTAGTCGCAGGCGTCTTCATAACTGGCGCCGTCCCGCTCCATCAGAATGCCAGCAATTTTGTCGCCGTCGTACACATACGCTTCGTATTGGCTTCCGTCGCGCCAGACATTGGAAATCCCGACCAAAGCGGCGTCAAGGTCGTCTAGCTTAATCATCGGGGGAAAAACTTATCCAGTATCGGGTTTACCACATGCTGGGTCATAGCCGGTGCCATACCGTTGCCCACAATGGTTTTGGCGAGCCTACCGCTTTCCGGCAGCGGATATTCGTCGGGCAAGCCCATCAACCTAGCATAGGCGCGGGGGTTCAATGTGTAGGTTGTTCCGTCGGGCATTACGATGCGGTCGGCCCCAAATTCTTTGGCGGTGGCTTTTACCGGAAACGAAGGTTCGCCTGCATATGCGTATGGTATCTGACCTTTGAACCCCGAGCCGCCACCTACAATGATCGGGCGGTCCAGGTTTTCTACGTCTACGCCCTGCGCCGCCAATCGTTTCCGCTGCCAGGGCGCAAGCTGCGACTTTTTCATTGTCGGCAACAGGTCTTCCACTGCCGCAAGCCAATCTGACTGTTGTGGCGCTACCGTAGCCGGCACCGGCAGGTCTTCGCGGCTGGCTCGCAGCATGATGCGCTCGCGACGGCTGGGCGAGCCCAGCGCGGCGGCGTCGTGAACATCAATGTTCCATTTGTACCCAAGGTCGTCCAGCTTGTCGGTGATGATCTTCAGCGCGTCTTTCCCTTTGCTTTGGTACGCAGGGACGTTCTCTAACGTGAATACGCGAGGCTCAATGTCTTGCAACGCCCGCGAAGTTGCTTGCGCCGTCATGATGTCTAGCGGCGTCTCGCCCGCGCCGCATTTAGCGCCAGAGTAGTTTTTGCACACCGGGCTGGCGTGAAGAATGTCTACCTGGTCTTTGAACTTGCTGAAGTCAATGTTTCGCACATCATCGATGTTGATGTGGTCGCCGTGAACCGATTTGTAGTGCGCCCCAATGTCCGGGTCAAACTCCACCGCCGCCACCGGCTTGACCCGACCTTTTAACGCCTGCTCATACGTCCCGCCGCCAGAGAACAACGTCATCAGCCGTGGCAGTCCTGTCGTCACTGTTCCCGCTCCTGCTTTAGGCCCGAACGGCATACCGCCGGTCATGGCCGCGCCTGCGAACCCCATCGCGTCGTCCGGTGTGGTCTGACGGCCCATCAGCGCCTGTCGGGGCATACTGATCGTGGCGTCTATGCCTTTCAGCAGCTTCGCCAGCACGGCGTTGCCTGTCGCCTGATACCCAGACGCCTGCGGCTGCGGCGCGAACCGGCTAAAGATGGGCGTGACCGGATAGTTGATGTTGCCATCCTCGTCCATCGTCACTAACGCATTCTGCGCCGGGGGCGCCAACATGTTACGCGGCATCGATGACCCTCGCTTCGCCGTTGATGACTCTGGCCTGCGCCTGCGCCAGGGCGTCGGTGATGGAGATCTGCTGCGCTACGTCAACCTGAACGTGCGTCTTGGCCACCCAGTCATACCGGTGCTTCAGTATCTCCAGCGCCACCTTAGTGTCGCCGTCCAACGCCGCTGCGTGCAACACATTCGACAACGCAATCTCCGCATCCGCCCGACCCTTCGCTATCGCTAACTCAACCAACGGGTCGGCCGACGACAGCCGACGGTACTCAGCCGGCAACATCCCAGCCGCTAACGCCAGCGAATCGCCCTTCAACCCCCGGTGCGCCGCTGCGTACAACGCCTCCAGATGCGCCTCGGTCGCGTTGATGTCGCGGATGGTAAGCGGAAGACCTCGCATAAATGGCCTGTTGCTGTAGAACTGCTGGCAGTTCTACAGCAAATTTTTTTTGATGTCAACTATCAAGAAATGCTTGACAGTTGGGGGCTGCAAAAAAAATTCTGTGCGGCACCTACTGTAACTGTAGCCGCAGCCGCAGGGCCCTGCCCGGGGGCCTCCCCGCTCACTGCCACAAGCATCCAGCATGCAGGCCCTACGCCCCTGCACACCCCCTCTCGCGCCCCACGAAGCCCTACAGCGCTCGCTAGCGGGCAGGGTGCTACTAGGGTGGCACAAGGCGCTTGCGCGCCTTGTAGGCGATTGTACGCGGCCGGACGGGCAGCTGGTGGCGGGCCGGCGGGCCGACGGGCCGACGGGCTGACGGGCTGACGGGCTGACGGGCTGACGGGCTGACGGGCTGACGGGC